TCGACCAGCGCCGGAGAATACAATTAAAGTACTGGCAGTAACAGCCCAAGGCGACACTATTCAATTAGATGTTAATTCGTTACGACCCCGGGTATATCAAAACATATATCACGCTTACCCTTACTATTATAATTATTGGAGACCCTCTGCATATTATTATGGAGGGAATAGTTATTATTTCCCATACCAAACCACACCTAATTATAGACCTAATAATAGTAATAATCAATCTAATTCATCCTCTGGATCTGGGAGCAACACTTCATCACCTAATGTTTCTACACCCCCATCTCGTCCTGTAGTAAAACCCTCTACTACTCCCAATATTAAAAAAAGCAGAAAAAACCATCACTAATATTCTCATATATTTTTTATTAACTTTGTAAGTAATAAAATATAATACTATGTGTAAAAAACTAAACAATTGGATCCAAAAACAATGGACTTGGATATGGCAGCAAACACTAATAGATGAGCGAGCTTTAGCCGCTGCTACTGAAGTAAAAAAAAGAGCAAAAGCTACTGCTTCAGAAATTAAAGATGTAGGAAAAGCTCTAAAAGAAGTAGGGAATCAGCTTGGAGATATTGATGACGCAGTGATGGGTAAAAAAAGAAGAGGTAGAAAATCTTCTAAAAAATGAACAATATACCTCAAGATAAGCTTTTACATTTTTTTTGGGGGTCTTTAATATCATTTCCATTAATTTATATATTTGATATATATGGACTCCTTCTTTCATTAATCATCTTTGCTGCCAAAGAAATAATTTACGATAAATGTATGGGTAAGGGGAGTCCGGAAGTGTTAGATTTTGTTTTTTCAAGTATTCCGGCGGTATTATATATAATCTTAAAAAATACACAATGGATAGAATTAGCAAGCATATAACATACGCAGAAGCAATACACTCTAATACGGCTAAAAGAAAAGGGTTGGATAACACTCCTAATCAAACCCAAGTAGAAGCTATGAAGATATTGGCAGAAAAAATATTTGAACCTTTACGAGAATGGGTAGGAGGTCCTATAAAAGTTAATAGTTTTTTTAGATCAGTGGCTTTAAACGAGGCAATTGGGGGCGCAGCTTCCAGTCAACACTGCAAAGGTCAAGCAATTGATATTGATGATGTGTATGGTAGAAAATCAAATGCTGAGATGTATAACTGGATAAAAGAAACTCTTTCGTTTGACCAAATTATCTGGGAATTCGGGACGGACATGCAACCTAATTGGATACATGTATCTTACGTTTCAGAAGAAGAAAATAGAAACAAATGCTTAAAAGCATATAAAGAACATGGCAAAACTAAATATAAAGTGATATAATGAGCAAAAAAAAATTCAAAGAAACCACACTGGGAAAACTTGTAATGGGAGCCGCATCAATAGTATCGCCCCCACTAGCAAAAATACTCGAAGGCGCTACATCTCCTAGAGAAGCCTTAGCTGAAATAACAAAATCAAATATTTCCCCTGAAGATAAAATTAAACTTCAACAAATGATGTATGATCAGCAAAACAAAGAAATGGAGTCGGTGACTGCTAGATGGAACGCAGATTTATCAGCTAATGGAAGTTGGTTAACTCGTAACGTACGCCCAATGGTTTTAATATGGTGTATTGTAATATTCTCTTTGGCAGGAATTTTAGATAGTGTAGAAAATATTCCTTTTCAAATTAATAGCCTCTGGAATGACACCTTTGAGAAGCTTATGATTTCAGTTGTCTTGAGCTACTTCGGAGGAAGATCATATGAAAAAGGAAGGTCAATAATGAAATAATGGCAAGAAAAATTGTTTTATTTCAATATAAGAGAAAGAAGCCTAAAAAAAGACCCGGAGTACATGCTAAATGTAAAACTAGTAGGGTAAAGCAAAGCAAGCTTTATCGGAAACGTTATAGAAGTCAAGGAAGAAATAGATAAATTAAATTATTAGTATCTTTGTAAAAATATTAATTTAAAAATAACAATTATGGCAATTATACCAGTAGCACAAAAATTTCACACCGTATCATCGAGTGTGGACACAGCTGACAAAGGATCCTCGTTATTTCAATCTGACAGAGAAATATACACTATGCAAGACATTATTAACACTGTGTCTGCAACAGGGGGTTCTATAGACGGATCAGGCGCACAATATGCGCTGCCTGTCTTTACAGACACTAATACACTTACTAACTTACCATTAGGAAATGCCGGACAAACTTTAATTTCTGGTGGCGCAGCTGCAGACCCAAGCTGGGGAGTAGAGATGCGAGAAGCAACAGGATCATTTTATGGGAAAAACTTATATATTGGAAATAGCTTAAGCGCTACTGATTTTGGAGGTAATATAATTATTGGAGAAAACGCGGGTACAGCAATTACCAATTTAGTATATTTAACAACTATTATAGGTAGAACAGCCGGAGAAGCTCTAACAGCAACAGAAAATAGTGTGTTGATAGGATATGGAAATTCTTCAAATATTACTACTATGGGAGCAAAAAATGTTTCTGTTGGTGGGTTTGCTGGCTCTAGTACCACTAATACGGTAGGAGATTACAATGTATCTGTAGGATATTCGGCATCACCTGGAACCGGAGGAGACTCGGTCGTAATAGGAGGTCAAGCAGGTAAAAGTGGAGGTAATGGAAGCCAATCAGGTTCTGTTATGATAGGTAAAAGAGCTGGATATGGTGGTGGTGCAGGTGATAATACCTATAGTGTGTTTATAGGAAATAGTGCTGGAAATGCTAAAACTAGTGGAACTAACTGTATTATTATTGGTAATGGGGCAGACGCCTCAACCACTACTGTGGATAATGAAATTACTTTAGGAAATTCTTCTATTGCAACTATTAGGGCACAAGTAACTACTATTACCGCGCTTTCCGATGAAAGAGATAAGAAAGATATAGTAGATTTAGATCACGGTTTGGATATGGTAAATCAATTAAAACCAAGAAAATTCGTGTGGGATCATAGAGCAGAAAAAAGAGTAGTAACAGAAACAACAACAGATTCAGACGGAAAAACTATAGAAGTAGATAAAGAAGAAGAATTTTATAGTGCACGAAAAGGATCGAAGGATGTAGGATTTATTGCTCAAGAATTACAAACAGTAGATAATGAATGGATGCAATTAGTAAACGATTCTAATCCTGATAAGCTGGAAGCAAGTTATGGTAAATTAGTACCTGTTTTAGTTAAAGCTATTCAAGAGCTTTCTGCTAAAGTAACAGCTTTAGAAAATGCTTAATAACTTATGATTTTTATAAGTGATTATTTATACGTATCTTTGGAGTAATATTAACAAATAAAATTAAATAAAATGAGTAAAAAAGAAGTATCAAAAGTAAGCGAGGAGCACTTAGAAAAATTAACCCAAGCAAATACAAATTTTCTAAATGCACAAAGGAAACTAGGTGATCTAGAAATGCAAAAATATAAAATTCATAAATCCCTAGAAATGGCTTTAGAAGGCTTTAAAGATTTAGAGAAAGAATTAATAGAGGAGTACGGGGATGATGTGGTAATTAATTTAGAAAGCGGAGAGATTAAGCCTACAGAAAAAAAAGAAAAATAAACTATGGCAAAAATAAGTAATTTAGTTGCATATCCTACAGTAACCCCAACACTTGGAGATTATGTTATAGGGACTGATACAACCAGTAGTAATGCTACGGTAAACTTTACCTTATCATCTATTGCAAACATTGTACCGGCGGACACCTTAGAAGAAGTGTTGACCGCTGGAAATACCGCAACTAATAACATTATTTTAACTGGAAATATTTCTGTCAGTGGCACCTATGGTGACACTAGTGGAGATGTAGGAACAGCTGGACAAGTATTATCTTCTACAGGCACAGGAACAAATTGGGTAGACAATGTAGATGGTAGCGGTACTTTAAATAGTTTATCTAAATGGACTCCGGATGGAAATACATTAGGAGACTCTAATGTTACTGACAATGGCACTACTGTAACTATTACAGCTGGAGCATCAGCGTTTGAGGTGAGAGCTACAGGAGGATCAAGCTTTGAAACTATTGTGGAATTTAATTCTACTGCTAAAACAGACTCTATTTTATATGTGGCTGATGTTTTACACGATGGTTTGAATAACGCAGGAGGAAGTGGTCAAATATTATCTTCAACTGTTAGTGGAGTTCAATGGATTGATCAATTACCCTCTGGCCTTAGTTATCAAGGAGTATGGAATGCTAATACTAACATCCCCGCATTAGCATCAGGAGTAGGAACTCCAGGACACTATTATATTGTAGGCACACCAGGAACCACCAACTTAGATGGAAATAATTCATGGCAAAATGGAGATTGGGCGGTATTCTCAAGTACCAATGTATGGCAAGAGATAGACAATCAAAGCATATTTTCTGGAAGCGGAACTTCCAATAGGATGACAAAATTCACTGGAACACAGTCATTAGGTAATTCTAATATTAGCGACAATGGGACTAATATAGATGTGGAGGTAAGCGCGGCTACAGATGTAAATTTTACAAATACCGGAAATTGCAATGTGTCCGCTAGTGTAAGCACATTTAGATTTAATAATACTGACGTAAGCTTTTCACCAGGAGTACAACTTATGGATGCGGGAGCAGGCCCTGGAACAGCAGGACAAGTTTTATCTTCAACTGGGGCAGAGGTACAATGGATTGACACAGTAGATGGAAGCGGAACTTTAAATACTATTTCAAAATGGACTCCTGATACAGATACCTTAGGAGACAGCAATATTACAGATGACGGAACTCTTATAACCCTGGGAGGAACTAACACCACTTTAAGCGCCTCTGGAACTTTAACAGCAACAGGATATGCTACAATGAGCTTAGCTACAGTAGCTAATGACATTAATATTTCAGCTACCGGGGAGTTAAAATTAGATAGTGCTAGTCAAGTAAAAATAAATGCTAGCAACACAACTATCTCTATAAGTATGTATGGGCCTACAGATTTTGAAGAATCTGCATATTTTAAAAAGACTATAAAAGACGGAGGAGGAGGAGTAGGAACTGCAGGACAAGTTCTGTCTTCAACAGGGACAGCAGTAGACTGGGTAGACACAAATCCTACCAACGGTCAACGAACACTAAGTGGCAGTGTGCTTTCTGCTGCGCTACTCAATATTGGGGCGGCTCCAGCACAATTAGTTCCTGCGCCTGGAGCAGGAAAAGTTATAGTTGTGGATAATCTAACTTTATTTAATGATTATGGAACTGTGGCCTACACTGGTGTAGGAGGGGTTTCTGGAGCTTTCTATTCTACAGATCTTACATCTGGAGGAAGAGTAGTCTCTATTAGCACTAGTTTTTATACTTCATCCTCAGACACAATACGAAACTATAGATCTACTACCGGTTATTCTTTAACTGTGAATGATTCAATAGTTTTAGGTAATACCACAAGTACTAATCTTATTAATGGAGATGGAGATTTTTATTTCACGGTAAGTTATAGAATATTAAATGCTACAGATATGACTGTAGTGATGTCTTAAAAGAGGCAAATAATAAAATCTAATTAATTATGGATATAAGAAAAATTTCCATAGGCCAAGATTATAAATCTAGCTCGATGCACTATATAGTAGGCCAAGATGTGTTAGGTGGTAAATACACTATTCATTTAATTAGACACGACCAGTCTTCTAACTCGATAAAAATCTGGATTCACAAACAAGATGAGATATTCTTATGGAAGGAATTTAACTCTCAAATGCCTATTGCTATCGAATATAACATAAATTTTTAATGAAATCTCCTTATTACTTTATTGTAAAACCTGTAAATGGTAGACGTTATGATAATATAAAAAATATTGGAGGAATTGATTTTGTTACCAGTGTTTCTCAAGAAGATCATTTAGCTAGCAATAGGTTTGCTGAAGTTGTCTCCTGTCCTTTGTCTTATACTGGAGAAATTATACCAGGTGATATATTATTGGTGCATCATAATGTTTTTAAAATATATTATGATATGAAAGGAAGAGAAAAAAGTGGAAGAAGTTTTTTTAAAGATGATTTATTTTTTATAGCCTTTGATCAGTTTTTTCTATATTATCATAAAAATAAATGGCAAACTCATTCTAAGTACTGTTTTGTAAAACCTATTCCGTTAAAGGATTCATGGATTCATAAACCAGGGGGTGAAGAACCTTTAACTGGAATTCTAAAATATACTAATCCGATGTTAACGGAATTAGGAGTGAACGAAGGAGATGAGGTATTATTTGAACCTCATTGTGAATATCCTTTTATTATAAATGGAGAAAAAATTTATAGAATGTTTTGGAATAATATTACAATGGTGCTATGAAAGAATCAAAAGAATTAAAAGAACAAATAATAAAAGCAGGAAAACAAGCTGTAGAACAATTAATAAAAGTAGCGAAGGAAGATATTATTAAATATGATAAAGATGATGAATTAGCTGCGGATAGACTAAAAAATGCTGCAGCCACTAAAAAGCTTGCGATATTTGATGCCTTTGAAATTTTATCGAGAATTGAAGTAGAAAATGAATTATTAAAAGGAGTGGTAAAGAAAGAAGAAAAAACCAAGCAGGGATTTGCAGAAAGAAGATCTAAATAAATTATATAAAATAGAGACTAATTATGTTTCTAAACAGGCTATGATTAAAATGAATCAGAATAAGTCCTGGAACTACGGATATAACTCCAAATACGATTTAGTAGTTATAAGCAAAGATGGAACCGTGGGAGAAATATATAATATTAACGGACTTTATATAGGACTACCTAAACAACCCAAACACGTATATAAAAGAGATAATAAATCTAAGAATCAATATTGGGAATTTTTTAATTACCCTCCTATTCTCTCCCGGATTCAATCTATTTTTCAATGGCATGAAATGCCTAATGAATTTAAAGATAAATGGATAGACTATATTGAGCAAGAATTTGATAGAAGAGAAGAGGGGTTTTGGTTTTATAATAATGGTAATCCAACCTATATTACAGGGACACATTATATGTATTTACAATGGACAAAAATAGATGTAGGAAAACCGGATTACCGAGAAGCAAATAGAATTTTTTATATATACTGGGAGGCTTGTAAAGCAGATAAAAGAAGTTTCGGGATGTGTTATTTAAAAATAAGAAGATCAGGATTTTCTTTTATGGGATCCTGCGAAGCTGTAAACACAGCTACTATAAGTAAAGATTCACGTGTAGGAATATTATCTAAAACAGGATCGGATGCAAAAAAAATGTTTACCGACAAAGTAGTTCCTATTTCCAACAATTATCCTTTCTTTTTTAAACCTATTCAAGATGGAATGGATCGACCAAAAACAGAATTAGCCTATAGAGTACCAGCCTCTAAAATAACTAAAAAGAATATGTACGAAATAGAAGATGATGAATTGGAAGGGTTAGACACTACCATAGACTGGAAGAATACAGCCGACAATAGTTATGATGGAGAAAAATTAAGATTATTAATTCATGATGAATCAGGAAAGTGGATGAAGCCCGATAATATTATTAATAATTGGAATGTTACAAAAACTTGCTTAAGATTAGGAAGTAAAATTATTGGAAAATGTATGATGGGTTC